ATGGCAAACGTATCATTCTACCTCGACAGAAGGCGTGTCCGTCAGGACGGTACCATGCCTCTGCGGATGACGATCCGATTTAATAATAAGGTGGTGATGGTCGCCACCGACGTACGCATTACACCGGAGCAGTGGCACCCTACCCTTTCAAGGGTCGTTGGCCACCCACGGCGTAAGCAAATGAACTCCTACCTTGATACTATAAGATTGAATGCGGAACAGACTATGCGTGACCTCGTCATAGAGGGGGCGGAGCTCACACCACGCCTGGTGCGCTCACGTATTGTCTCAATGAACAAGGCTGGCAATTCCAATCCCTCTTTCTATGAGTTATTCCAACAGGTGTCTGAAGACGAGAGGTGCAAGGAGCGCACCCATGAGATTTACCGGGCAACGCTGAGGAAAATCAAGTTGTACGCTGACAGCCTTAAAATCGACCCCAACATATGGATGTTCGAAGACATCACCAGGTCGTGGCTGACGGACTTCGACACTTGGCTCATGGACTGCTCCCCTTCAAAGAATGCCCGCAACATCCACCTGCGGAACATCAGGCACGTCTGCAACGTGGCCGTAGCCAAACACATCACCACCTTCTATGATTTCCGCGGGATCTCCTTTAAAGGCGTCCCGACGGTCAAAAGGTCGCTCTCGGTTGAAAAGTTGCGCCAGTTATTCAGCCTCCCGGTAGAGCCCCACCAACGGAAATACCTCGATTGCTTCAAACTGATATTCACTTTAATTGGCATAAACACCATCGACCTCTGCCACCTGAGGAAGAGCGACGTAGTAGAAGGACGCATAGAATATAAGCGTTCAAAGACTGGACGTGACTATTCCATTCTGATAGAGCCAGAGGCGAAGGAGTTGATTGACAAGTATGCAGGGGAAGGCGAATGGCTGCTCAACGTCCTTGACCGCTATACCAACTTCAAGGATTTTGCCCACCGACTGAACGAGAACCTTCAGAAGATGGGAAGCGTGGAGGTCGGCAAGCATGGGAAGAAGACCCGTGAGCCGTTGTTCCCTTCGCTTACTACCTATTGGGCACGACACTCCTGGGCCACCATTGCCGCCTCGCTCGATATACCGAACGAGACCATCGCTGCTGCACTCGGGCATGGCTACGGCAACCGCATCACCGCCATATACATCGACTTTGACCGGGATAAGATTGACAAGGCGAACAGGAAAGTGCTCGACTGGGTCTTCTACGGTAAGAAATAAAAATCGCCCTGTCCTCGCGGATGGGGCGATACGATCAGCGTTCTAATCATACTAATACCTAAAACTGAAAGATATGAAAACAATTGAGCTCGCTGCTATATCTTCTTTGATTTCCACAACCATATGGCTAACGCTACCATAAGTAGCAGAAATGTGATTTTCTCCTTCCACGAGGTTTTTTCCAGTACTTTCACGGTTGTCTTATCCCGCTGACTGTCTATTACCTTACGTAAACTATCGTTCTCTGCTTTGTAGTATGCGGAACTATCATTGTGGCTCTCGTTGTGCTGCGACTGCTCCAATTCGTGTATTTTCTGCCATAGCCTGTCCCATTCCCTTTGGCTGATGGTGTCGCCTTGCTCGTTGAGCACTATCACTTTTTCCTTCTCATGATGGATGGTGTCGTGCGTTGCGACAATCTTCCAGTCAACCACAGTGTCTTTCTGCACACGGATTTCCCTTATCGTGTCCGAGTGGCTAACAGTAAGCGTGTCATGGACGTATATGTACTCCGTGACTGTCTTTTTTGCCGAGCATGAGCAGAGGAAAAGCAGCGAGAGTATCACTACGACGACTGCTACCGCCATGCCCGTTTCCTGTTTCCTCGTCGGTTTCATACCTTGTACCTCCTCGTTATAGTATATGTCATCTTCTCGCCCAGTTTCCAGGCGGGAAGGAAGTACTGTTTCATCAGGAGTTCCCATGCCTTTTGGGAACTGGTCACCTTGCCCTTTACGGTGTTGTACCCCACGATGATGCACCCCGCCGATGAGTTGGCACTGCTCCCCCTGTGGATGAGGATTCCTTCAAAGCCCGGCACTTTCTGAAGTCTCGGCATCCTTCCCTTGCAGTATTTCTTGTAATACTCCATCTGACTGAACTTTGGGCTGATGACGTTCATCGTCAAGTCATACGTCCCAACCGGTATGGCCGTCTGCTTCCTAACCTTTATCTTGGCTATCTCCTTGTCGGTCATCCCCTGATATAGCCCCCGGTCGTAGTCCTCAACGGAGTCGCAAACATACTCCCCGTTGACGTAGATGTGGCTGATGGTGTAACCCGGAGACGTACCAGTACCCTTCGTCGTGAATATCCTTACTTGCTCGATTTTCATCACTCCTTGTTTTTGGATTTGCTATGTAGGTCTTTTCCCAACTCCTCTATGACTTCGGGGGCTGGCACTTCACCCTTCTTCATTGCCTCTACAATCTTCAGCAGCGACCTCGCCATCCGCTCTGCTTTGGTTATGTCGCTATGTGTCTTCTCATCTGCTTTCTCCCTCACGGAAAGAAACTCAACGAAGCACCAGAAGATACCGACAAGCAATGTCACCAACGGAAGGTTGTAAACCATCTCCCAGCCGAACCAAAGATACAACTTGCTTAGATGAACCAACAAGTCAATGCCGCTTGCTATCAAGATTGTGCCTTGATACAAGCAGAATTTGTACCCCGTTCTTTTGAGTGCCTCGCTTCGCCTTGCATCTCCCCTCAGGTGTGCCTTGTAGAGTCCAGCCCCCAAATCTACCATCATAGCCATTAACACTATCAGTGCCACCACTGACACCATCATCATCATCACTTTCGTCCCTGCCAGTAATTCAATCATTTTCCTTTATCTCCTCAATCTTTATAAACTTCAATTTCAACCGGGTCAATGTCAATTATATCATCGTCATCTTCCATCATAGTTGCTCCTTTCCTAAAACCACGTTGACTTCCTTACTAACGTCATTTATATCGACCTTGCCGTCGGAGTTGATGTCCGAAGCACGGTCGTATTCCCCTGAGTTTGCTACGTTGACCATTTTCGTCACGTCGCTCATGTTGATACGCCCGTCGCCATTCACGTCACCTAAGAGGTATGGAGTTAGCCCGACGATGGCGTTCTTGCTTGTATTGAAGTTATGCGTGGTAGGTGTCAATGCAGTCAGTTTGAACCAGCCGTTCCCGTCTCCGTCCCACCCGAAGTTAAAGTGAAACATATCGTCACTTGAGCGGTAGCCATCGCACACAAAACAGTGGCATTCGTTTGCTCCACTCCCGCACATGATGACTGGGTTGCCTTTTTGCAACTCTGCGATAATTTCGGCTTTCAGTGTGGCATTGCTCAAGTTTTGCAACCGCCTTGCATCTCCAAGTCCAAAGAAATCCCTCAATGCTGGTGCTACGTTTGCCATCGGGGCAGAGGTTGCGGAATAGCCGTAATCTGCTTGTACTGACCTACCGCAATACTCCATCAACTTCGCCACTGCTGCCTTGCCTTTGGTGGTGGTGGGTTTTGCATCAGTCATATTCTCCCAATCAAACATCTCCATCGATGGCATGGCGGTAACGGAATACTTGTACTTGGTGGTGGTATAGGCTTTGGTCGGGAGACACCCCCTGCGATACCCCTTTTTGGCAAGATAATATAACACCATCCCAATAGCGGTTGCTACGCATCCCGTGCAACAGTAGCATAACGCACCTGCCTTTGTTGGATGAGGGAACTTGAGGTTCTGCCAATAGGGTGCTTTCTGCCCCCACTTTATTCCCCCCAACAACGGTTCGATGTTAATGGCGGTAGGTGCGTTCGTTGGTGCTTTGGCAACGACATTTTCCTCGCTGACTGACGCAGTCATCTCGTCGGCATACTCGTTCAGCCACCATTTCAGTTCGGTTGTTTCTTTTCCACTTTCGTACTCTGCCAATACAGGCGGCAAATCATCCCTGTTAGGAGCGATAATGGTTGTACCGAAATTGTCAAAGACGTAGAGTTTGCTACGCAATGTTTTGAGGAGCGTGGGCGGCTTTTTCGCCACCCTGAACGCTCCCGTGCCCTTTGTTTCAAGGATTCGCTGCAATGCTTGCTCTGACGATAGTTTCATCATCCTTCAGATATAATCACCCTATTTTTGTAATCATAGCAGAGGTAGGTCGTTGGGCGCAGCCAGTAATTCTGTGTATTGCCGACACGCACCAACTTAATGTGCCTCATATATGTGTCAATTGCAATGTAATTGGCAGCGAGTGGATTGTCAGCCCTATCCATGAAATATTCGCCACGCTGGTCTCCAGCAAGTTGGGCTGCGATATTGAGGATGTTCGGGTATCTTGCAGGATAGAACATCATATCCTTATGTGCGTGTCCGCAAAGCCATGCTGCGAACCTTGCACCCGTGTAATAGGTCTTTCCGCTCACCACTTCGCCATCTGAGGTTTCGGTGTAAACATAAGAGCCTTCCTCACCAGTACGCTCATACCATCCCTTGGCATACGGGTTGCCGCTTGGGGATTGTACTGGGAAGAAGTTGTTCTCCATCCAATACTTGACGATTTCCCCGATATTATTGACAGCCCCTTTCGCCTTGTCGGTTGCAGTCCTATTGCGCATGTTCAGCCTTGCAGCAGCAGTGTATGCTGATTGGCTATATGAATGCCAGTGCGTGACAGCATTCGTTTCCTTACTCATTACCCTTCCACCGTTGCTATTTTTATTGCAAGCAAAACGATGTGTTTCGTCATCCCAAGTCATATTGTCACCGCTGAAGTCATCAAGGGGATAGTGTGATGCAATGACCACCGTGTATCCTTCTGCGACGTTGCCCGAGCCGACAAGCGTTTCATTGAGTTTTTGTATCAGCCATAATTCCTGAGAGTTTGACGGGCATTCCCAACCTGTATTACTGGGGTCGATTTCCCCCGTAGCATAGTTGGCTATCTTGCCATCAAAGTGGTGAATGCAGTCTATTCCGATAAGCCTGACACGGGAGTCGTGGTAGTCCTTGTGCCAATAAGTTGCTTTGTAATGTGGCGAGTTGCTGTTGTCATACCCTTCGGGGAACACGCCATGCGACTCATCGTACGGGGCGAAGTAGTTGTCATAGCAGTATTCCCTATCGAGGTCACATGATTGTGCCCCCTCCTCACCTGACGAGGCATCATGGTTGCCGATGACGAACAACCCCTTGTTGTTGAGAACACTATTCTCCCACCATACGATACCATGCGCCCCTTGTATGGTATTCTGCACCACGTCACCAGTATTCAGAACGTCATCAATATATGCCTTGTATTTGGCTATGGCTTCATTCAGCCTTGAGGCAGCGGCATTTGATGTATGAATATCTGAATAATGCAACAAGCCAAGCAATGGCGGTTGATTATCACGTTGCGGTGATTTCCATTTCGCCTCCTTTATAAGGGAGAAAGTGGACACAGAATCAGAAGATGACGAACCGCCTGAGGAGCCCCCACCTCCGGGGGAAAGCAACGTGAATGACACCTCCATTTCGCTTACAGTGCGGAAGGTAATTTTGTAGTTGTCATTTTCACGGGCAATGAAGTCCACTTGTGATGGCACCGGGATGTTGCTGAAGCCGTAATAATGCCAATACGCTGGTTCAACGACGCCGAGACCGAAGTATGTCAAGTTGCTCTTGTTGTTGACTATCAGTCTATATTTCGCCCCTGCTTTCAGGTGACCCAAAGAAATGGTCGTGTTTGCAGTATCCACGCCTACGGCAACAAAATTCTCCTCTGATGTCTGCCCTACATACATAGCCTCCATTACATCGTCGGGGGACTGGTTGGCGGTGTCTGGACGGAACACCGCCTCGTCATTGATTGCAAGCATTGCCGTTGATGCGTTAGGCCAGCAGAAGCGCAGATACCTTATGGAAGATTCATTGGGAATTGTATAGTTGTAATACACAGTCTTGTCTGAACTTCCACGATAACTTGCAAGCGACATCAGGAAACACTTGTTCTCGTCATAGAAATGGATGTGCGATGTGCCTGCCTGATAAGTTCCGTAGTATGAGTGTATGATATCGTTAGGCTTGCATGGAATGAAGTCAGACGTGGAGTATAAATCGTCCGTGGCGGTTAACTGGGCAAGCCCACTTGTCTCCTTGTTGAGAAGTTTCATTCCGCTTGTTGCCTTGATGTAATTTGCCTTTCCGACAAGGTCATCGACCTCTGCCTTGTAGTCTGCCTTTCTTCGCCTTATGAAAATATGCGTTGGTAATGCCGACTCGTCCGTTTTGCCACGACGGATGTAGAACCACCTTGTGTTTTCGGGCACAACGTATACAACCTCAGTGCCTTTCGTAATACTATTGAGTGCCGTGGTTGTGGCATAATGAGCCGTGCTTCCCGTTTCAAAGACTTCTTCGTCGGTCAGGAATTGGATGTTTGCGGCTCTCTCGTCGTTGGCAACTATTCTCAACTCGTCCCCTGCCTTTATTGGCATTGATTCTTCTTTCCCGATAGGGATAATAATTGCGCTCGACGCATTTCTTCCGGGGCTTGAATAATATGACCAAATACCGTTGTCAATATAGTAGAACGAACTGGGGAAAGACGAAAGCCTAACATCCTTCTCGCTCCAAATATCCCCTGCCTCCAACTCATCGGTGACGGCTTTTTGTGTCATTGCCATCACTTCACTCTGCCCAGTAGTTGGGGATAGTTCAAAGGCCGGGGTATCAGGGTCTTCTGGATTGTATATGCCCGTGTTGCCTTGCTCGCCCTTCTGCCCACGCAAAGCATCGAGTTGCTCTTGAGTGAAATCGGAATAGCGGAATGGCTCGCCCTTCTGCCCGTCTGCGCCCGTATGTCCATTGTGCAAGGTGATGTCCGTAGTGCGTCCATCGTCTTCGGTTACCCTCCATGTGTTGACACCTCCGTCTTCGTCAGAAGATTCGATTTTATCAACCGATGCTATTCCGTTCCCTCTATCACCTTTTGTACCTTTGTGCCCGTTCTTGACTGATATTATTGTCTGCGCCCCGTCAGATTCGGTTATCGTCCATTCGTTTGTACCGCCATCTTCTTCCGATGATGCCGTCTGCTCAATGGATGCTATGCCATTGCCTCTGCTACCGTTATAGAGAGAAATATCATAGGATTCGCCATTATCCAATGTGATTCTCCATGTGTTTTCCCCACTATCCTCCGATGTAGCCTCAATAGGCGAAATGTCGCTTATACCACACCCCTTGATATTGTTCAAGATAATGGATAGAACCCCATTGTTGTAGTCAGAGGTAGCCGAAGGAGTACCAACGTCACCGACAATACTCACTTGCACTCTCTCCAAAGCAGCGAAGGAGTCAGATGCAATGACCTTTCCATGCTTGTCCTTTAGTATGATTCTGTTGATTGCCATAGAATTGTATGATTACTGATTTATTGATGTTATCTATATCCACGGAATAAGTAGACTGCAGGGCAAGCACCCCTTCGTCGAGTGTAGCAAGCCCGTGCGTTGTAAGGGTAAGGGTGTCACCGTCTATCACCGCTTCAAGGGTGTCATCAACGTAGTATATTTCCTCGCCAAATGTTTCCAGCCCCTGCACGTTGTCGCAAGCGTTAGCATCCACTATCCTGAACAACGGCAAAGCCTTCCACCGCCACGGATGTCCTTCGTATGTACCCGTTATCTCAAGGGAATAGAGCGACTTCACAAGCATGCCACTTGGCAGGATGATTATCATATCGCCTTCGTCCGTCAGTTCATAGTCTACTGATGTCTTCATATCTGGAAAGCGTGTCAGCACAACCACCATGTCCCCGATGTCAGCAAAGGACACCCCGTCTTCCTCTGACGGAACGAGATTCTTGTAGCAGAGATGCAATCTGAAATCGTTTCCGTATGGCACTCGCAATATGTCTTTATCTACTATCATAGTTTCTCCACTTGTTTTTCAAGTTGCTTAATCCTTGAATATGCATCTGTCTCGCCAACTTCATATATCGGGGAGTCCTCTGGTATATCCAATTTCAGTTCATATCCGATAATCCTCGAGTCCTTGTAGCCGCCATTGAGGGATTCATGGTAGACTCTTATCTTCGTGCCCTCTGCATACAACGGTTCATCCATGTCGGTCATCATAGAGCAACGGAACATCCATCCATCTTCCTGCATGGCACGGAGGTAATCATTGGCGAATTTCCACAAATGCCCCTCAGCGATACTGACAAGATTGAGGCTGCTCATCGCCTCTACATTCCATCCAGATAGTACGAATGTATCCCCGACTTTTGGCATAAGCATACTTGACGGTAGTTTCGCACCATAGTCCTCGTTGCGTATGAGCGTATACTCATTGCCATTATAAGTGCTGAATCCTACATCGAACTCCATTCCTGCAAGGAGAAAACCTTCTATAGTCGCATCTTGTGCGACCTCTTGGAATGCGATGATATAAGGGTTGGCCAAATTGTTTATGTTGTTTGAAACGCAAAAGTATGCGGCATTATCGGGCACTGTCCTCTCTACATAATTGCCTCCAGTACATCTGATACGTTCCACTGTGCCATCGATTATTTCATCGTCGGCATCCTTGAACATACACCTTGGATTGGATGTTGACGCACCAGTATATACATATACATGAAGCGTACACCCTTGGTATCTTGACACATCTATCCGTGTGGCATAGGCAGAACCCGAAGCACTTGTCAACGTGCCTGACGAGTTCCAATACCTACTTTTCCTCCATCCGTCATTCTGACTTGCCGTTTCCCATTGTGTCGGGGTGATGTCGGTCTCGATGATTTCTATATCGCCACCTTCCTTTTCATGGTTATTGTCCGTATCCCAATTAAGACCCATCTCGTAATAGGCTTGCTGCTCATCGTAGTCGGACAAGAACAAGGCACGAAGTTTTTCCCCGTCTTTGACGTACCTTCTCTGAAATAGAAACGGGTCTCCGTTGATTATCTCTGCCTTGAATATATATGCAAGCCAAGGCCACGGGTATTCCGTTCCATCAGCATAGACTATCTTATCCTCTCTTTGCTCGGTTCTAACTTCGGTCACTCTCAGATAACATTTCGGATAAATGTTGTCGTTTTTGATAGCCATTTCCACCCGTTGCACTTCAAGGATATTGGGAACACTTTCTATTTCCACATATCCGTTTGTCTGCACAAGTGGGTCGGAATCCGGGTCGTAGAACGGCAGACGCAGCCTCCTATCCCCCAACCCTATAAGGCTCGATGGGTCATCGGTATTGTCGGTGTACCATGCTGTCTCTACCATATCTGGGCGGTATTCAAGCAATTCAACTATAATGCCAGTGTCGAATCCACTTGGTATTCCGTTAGGGAAGCAGAAATAATATGAATCATCCTCGCCTTGAATATACCCTGACGGATTGAAGGTAACTGGATACGTTATACCACCCCAAATAACACTTGCAGCAAACGACTTTCCTTCAGGCAAAGACATCTTGCATTCATGCGGTCTTTCCGTTACACCAATCATATCCAAAGTTGGTTTTGACACAAAACCAGCAACTACAATGTCAAACTCTGCGCTACCTTCCAACACAAGTTTGTATGTTTTCCCGCCCTTGAGTGTTATCTTACCTCCATCAACGAAGCCATACACCATATGTCCAACATCCGATGTACTTGACAATTCGGTAAACCTACATTCTACGACATAAGGATTGTCCGACAAATATATCACCCTTGTCGGGGTGTCACCATCACTATACGGGTTATCAAACTCTTCTAAGAACAACCTCAACTCAAGCCTCATATTTGCTTCTACATTCGGATTCATATTGAACCGAAGACCTGCATTGAATCGGGAATACTCAACAATAGTATCCTTCTTGAAACCGAATGTCTTGTTGGTATCCCCAACTTTATGGGCAACCGACCTATATTTGAATACACTATAGTTCCATGTTATATGGTCATGTACTATCTCGTTGTCAGTCGGTGGAGCAACTGGCGTTGAAGTCGGGTCTTGTCTTACATTCTGCCCGATGTGGGTCAATGGAGTGAGTTGGAAAACCACTTGTTCTACTTGCGTACCTTCATCTTGCAACATGGTATACGGGTCAACCTTCCTATCCGAGTCCAAGAAGCACGTCACACCGTCAATTGTCTTTTGGGTGTCGATGTGCAACAAGAGTTTTTTGCGATAACTCTCAGGTACATTCTTCGTTCCACCGAAGACATATAGGCGGTTGGCATAGTTCGTCAAGTCACGGCTCGCCTGCATTGTCTCCACGTTGTCCCCCAGCACAAACTCCTTCGCAGTATTCCCCAACTCGCACTTGCCGAAGTTTATCCAGCCGACCGCAGGTGTGCCCTCATAAGTGACCCACCACTCGCATTCGTACTCATTGGCTATTTCCGTGAGGGATTCACAGATTCGCTTTGCGTCATAGTTGATGAATCGGATTTCCTTAGCCTTGGTCGCAGAGGGAAGTATCCTTGCGTTGTATGGTCTGCCGTAATATGTCAAGTCGGCAGCAAGGATATTGCAGAGTATCTGCTCTACATGATAGGCAAGGGAGTTGGTCAGACACCACACCGCCTCCTGCCTCTTGTAGGGGAATTTCCCATAATACGGGCTCGTGCCTTCATCTATTCTCTGGATAGCAGATGTGTCGAGTATTGTCGTTCCGTTGTCCTCATCCATCACAATGGGCAGCGCATCTTCAAACGGCGCAGTAAGCATGTTTATGTGGTTATCCCAGAGCCAGTATGCCCTGTCGAAACGCAGGTTGTAGTCATAGCCGCCAGTAGCCTTGTTGTATGTGGGGAATTGCTTTTCACGCAGGAAGAACAATCCGAACACTTCATCAATGATGAAGTCTCCTACCTTGAATTCTTCCGGCTCTTCCAGCGAGAAGGCCAGAGTGATGCTGTCCTCGCCCATGAGGTGGAATTTGCGTTTGGATGCCGTTGTGATAAGCACACTCGCTATACCTCTTGATGCTGCCCAATTATCATTGGAATACCTCGATATTGATATTTCCTTATACTCTCTCATATCCTGTCGCTTGGGTCTGGTTCAACAAGTCTCAGCACCAGTTTCGCCATTCCGTTGATGAATTGCGTGAACTGGGTGCAACTGACGTATCTGCATTTATAGACGACATCGCTCTGGAACGATGTGCTGATATTCAGTTCAACTCCTTGCAATATATCCAGCAAGTCGTTGTACTGCGTAAGATAGTTCTCTTTGCTTTTCGCCGTGATATGTATAGGAAGCGACAACTCCCTTTCTTGCATCATGTTCCCCGTAGAGGTGCGCCGCCGCCCATGCTCAAGTCGGCTCTCATTGATGATGTCCTCCTTCATCGCAGGGGGAGACATGAGGGCAGACAGCGCAGTGTCCGACAGGCTTACTCCGAGGGCGGGATGCCCTGTTGCCGCCACATAGGTGTAGGCATCATGACTGTTGATGTAGAATTGTCCTGCTGGCATGATTATAGATTTTGAGTATTAACCGCAATACGTTCTATCTTCTCCCCGAAGTCGGAGAGCATCTTCTTGTTGAGAGACACGATGTCTGCGAGGTGTGTGTTGGACATGGCAACGAGGTCGCGCATATCGTCCACCGCTGCCGATGAGCCACCGACCAGCGCGTTCATCGCTGTAAGGGAGTTGGCTATCTGCTGCCGCAGCACGTTGCCTGTCTGCACACCAATTTGGATTGCAGTCAGCCGCCCGTTCAGGATGTCACCTTGCTCCTGAGTGAACGATGACACCGACTTGAAGGTGGCATCTCCCTCGCCAGAAGACCCATATCCCGTGACTCTCGCAAGGTCATCCCGAAGGCTGACACCTTCTCTGACGATGTTGTCATATTCAGCACGAAGCATAGCAAGTTCATCATCTGACAAGCCGCCTTTTGTAGCCTCTGCGAAGTTGTTATACCATGCTTTCAGCCTGTCCTTGAACTTCGCCCCTACCTCCGCATTCAGGACGGCATTGAACATGTATTTCTCAAAGTCCTTGCTGAAATCATAAGCGGACTTGTCCATGTCGGAGAGCGAGGAAACGAAGTTATCGTAGACGTTATCAAAGGTCGTTGAGGTAAGTTGGTTCTGCGTCTGCTCTTGAATGTCCTCCAGCGTCTCCGCACCCTTTATGATGTTCTCAAGGTACTTCCTCACCTCATCATCCAACTTCGCCCAGAACGTCGGGGCGTTCTCCTTCAACTCTTGCAGTTGTTCGGATGAGAGGTCGAACAAACCTTCAAGCCTGCCACCGAGGTCGTAGCCGACATTAGCCCAATCAGCAGCAGTCATCTTCTGACGGGTGCGGACACCGATGGAGTGTGACCCAGCCGATATCCCGGCATTCAACCTCTCACGTCCGAGGGTGCGCCACGCTTCCAGTTCCTTCTGCACAAGGCTCTCGGCCTCCCTACCGGCCTTTGCTGCCTCGACCCCGTATGACTCGCTGATATACTCCTTCTTCTTCTCAATGAGGGAGTCCCAAACGCTAATGAGGTTTTCATACTCCTCGACAAGTTTCTTGTAAGAGGAATAATCCGCGCCAAACAGCCCGTCGAAAGCGTCCACCATCGCCGAGATACCTTGAACGGTATTCATCACACCGCCCACGATGTCACCGCTCATAATCTGTCCGACACCGCTGCCAGCAGACATAAGGCCACTGAATCCGTCTACAATGCCGTTTAGTTTAGAATCATCTGCCCCAAAGATATTGGCGATATTCGACCCGAACTCTTTTACAGCAGGAAGGAATTGCTTGATATTGTCGGTCATGGCGGAGATTCCTTCACCAACATCAGCAACTTTCTTGGCTTTCTCTAACTGTTCGACGATGGCTTTCATGTTACCGATGAACGACTGATATGGCGAGCGGTCTTTCAACTCACCTTTCAACTCTTTCAGACGGTCAGTAACATCCTTAATATTGATTTTGCCCGAAAGTATGTCCTCAATGGCGGAATCAGACAAACCAAATGCGGAAAGTCCCTCTTTGCTTGCCGTTCCTTTGTTTCCCTCCAAATACTTGACCAAAGCCTCGTATTTGTCTATGATGGCTTGGATGGCGGTGACGGACTTCTTGGATGCGTCGGCGAAGAGGTCGGCCATTGCCCGTGCTACGACACCGAACTGCTCGTCAAGTGTCCTCAGTGCTGCTTTTTCTTGTTCTTTCAGAGAAAGAATGTCACCGAGATTCTGAGCCTTGTCGATTTTATCAGCGTACTCCTCTTTGATTGCTTGCCGTTTCTGTTGGTAATCACCATATTCTTTCAAGTAATCGCGCCACGACTGTTTCTCCGCCTCTTTGATTTCTTTCTCGCTGCGGAGATAGCCAGACCATGCGGCCACGCTGCGCAGGCGTCGGTTTTCTCTTTCCTCGGTGGTATATGCGGAATCAGCAGATGCCGTCTTGTAAGCATCACTGGTGTAGAAATTCTTCTTTTTGTTCTTCGGGTCGGCATCCCACAGGGCTTTGGCTTCTTCAATACGCTTTACCTTCAAGTCTTCGTAAGCACGCTCAATGGCTTCAAGTTCCTTGTCTCTATCTAACTCTATCTGCTTGATGGTCTTTGCTGTGCCCTCTTTCATGGCCTGTATTTCGGCCTCACGGGTAGACAACTCAAGGTCAACGGCAGCACGTTCGCGTTCCCTCTTGTTACGCAATTCAAGTTCGGCTTTCTTCTCTGCAATTTCTTCAGGAGATAGGCCTGTATTTTTGGTTGGTTTAGTCTTTTTTGTCTTAGTCTTGGTCGGAGTAGTGGTCGACGTTGTGGGTGTTGTTGGTTTCTTTGTCTTCGTTCCGAGCACATAGTCGAGCATTGCGGCCTCTCGTGCCGTACCTTCGTCATTCCCGAAAGTTCTGCTACCGTATTGTACTTTTTTCCCCGACGAAAGTGCCTGCTGACGTGCTGCGAGGCTTTTCTTTAACTGCTCCGTCGTCATGCCTTTCATCCATGCGGGTATCTCGGAGTCATCGAAATGAACAGTAAAGGTCATTTCGGGATGCGCACTATTCCAAAGGTCTATCAATGCCACTGTCCGTGAATGCAACACGTCTGCAGATGTAGATGCCGCGTCTTGTACGGAAATCATCCCCGTCGTTGCCAGTATAGCGTTGGCGAGAGCAACACGGGCATTCTCTTGCGCCACTACATTATCGTTTGTTACCGAAAGGAACTCGCCGACAGCATTGGCGATATTGTAAGCCTCACTTGCATATTTACGTTCATCGCCCTCCGCACGGCCTAACTCAATGGCATAAGCCCGCACTTTGGCAATCATTTCCTGCGTTAATCTTGAACGTTCCTGAATGGCTTGATAAGTGACTTGATTCGACGCCCCAAGCGTTTCCTTTAACCGTCTAACTTCTGCTTCAGCCTTACCGACACGCCGGATGTCTTCTTCTGTAATTATCTGCGCCATTACGCCTCTCGCCTGAGCCGAGAACTTGCTTGAAAGATTGCCGAACATGTCAGTCCTCGCGCCCTCGATGCCAGAAGCATAACTATCCTCAATAGCCTTTTGCTGGTTGGCTCGCTCACGCTCGATAGTCTCACGCTTAATAGCGTCAATCAACTGCTCACGCTTGTTGGTTAGTTCCTCAACGAGTTTGGTTTCATTACCTATCTTTGTTGCTTCATCGCTGAGTTTTACACCGTATTCCTCTGCAATGTTCTTTAATTCTTTGGCCGTATCGGCAGCAACTTTAGTTCCCTTCGTTGCCGTCCCAAGTGTTGCATAGAGAGCCTTGACGTTGGCTGTGGCTTTTTCTGAAACTTCGTTGAATTTCTTTTCTGCCGCAGCGGCATCGTCAGTCTTTTTGCCGAACAGGGCGAAAGCGGCCGCGGCAGATGCGACTACTGATAAGACGAGACCGATAGGATTGGCCTTGGTTGCCATGTTAAAGAGGAGCATGGCATCTTTAGCAGATTTTACCTCTCTCGCAAGCCCGATAAAAGCAGATGCAGTACCGACAACCGCCCTGGATATTTCCAGTGCTCTTACGGCCATCAGAGCAGCCTTATAAGCGCCGAAGGCGGCTACGACGGTAAGTATCACTTTGCCAACCTCTTCATAATTCTTGGCGAGGTATGTAGCAGTGTCTATGGCGGTTGTAAACGTGCCCTGCATCTTCTCTCCGATGCTGTTGAACATATCGTCAATGGCACCTTCAAGGTTGCTGTAAGCACCTTTCAACGTCTTCGACTGCTCCTCCAGCATGCCATGAAACTTGCCACCCTCACTCGTTGCATCAATAAAGGCCTGACGAACCATGTCAGCAGATATGGCACCTTTCGCCATTTCATCCTTCAGCGTACCGATACTCTTACCTGTCTTCTCGGATATGGTCGCCAACGGGTTGAATCCGGCGTTAATCATTTGCATGAGGTCTTGTCCCATGAGTTTGCCTGCCGCAGACATCTGCGAGAACGAGAGCGCAAGACCTTGGAAGCGTTGCGCGTCTCCCATCGACACGTCACCAATGGCCTTCAGGTTCTCCATAATCTGCTCCAGCGGAATACCGAAGCCCATCATGGTCTGCGCTGCCGATGCAAGGTCTTTCATCTGCATCGGGGTGGTGGTGGCAAATTCCTTAATGCCTTGGAATAGTGCGTCGGCTTTGTCCTTGTCGCCAACGAGGATACGGAAAGAGGTCTGCAAGGATTCTATCTCCTGACGCACGGCAAATATCTTTTCTGCGAAGCCTTTTGCTGCTTGAAGGGTAAAGAAAGCACCTGCAGCCTTTGCCAATTTGTCGAAACTGGCAGTGCTCTTGTCTACTTCCTTATTCAGTTTACTCACCGACTGATTAGCCTGGTCGAAAGCACGGTCAGTCTCTTTGGCAGCATTTGTTCCTGCCTTGCCAAACTTGCCCATATCCTTGGCAATCTGCTCCAACAGGTTGGAGGTCTTCACGACAGCATCACGAATCTCGTTGAAACCGCGTAAAGCCTCTTTGTTCTCGGTGAGTATTTCTAATTTGATTGCCATATTACTTCCAACTCATTGCTTTGATTTGCTCCATGGTGTCCCGTGAAGCCTTGATTACGTCCTCATCCCTCTGCAAGATGTGGGCTGGTATTTTCTTGCGCTCATCCTCGGAGAGGTAGAGGGTGTTCACCCGGTCAGCCATCATCAGGCGTAGGGTGGAATAAGAGATTCCCCACACCACATAGTCCACAGTCCATCCATAACGCTCACACGCTTGGTCAATGACCGCCCCTATCAGCGTCTTTCCTCCGAACGACATCGAGCCACCCTGCGACTTCGCTTTGAGGACGGAGTTCATTGCCTCATTCTCTTTATCTATGCCGTAGTAGCTCTTTACCTTCTCCGTCTTGTCGTCGGTCAGGATATACACCATCAGCGTGGCAATGTCCTCGTCGGTGAGGGTCTTCGACAACTCGTCCACCGTCTTGCGGATGCGTTTCACGTCGAAGCACTCCGCCTTGTCCTTGGCTATGGCGTAGGTGACCAGCAAAAGACACTCCTCACGGTGTTCTCGCACTGTCTTGATGACTTCTATGACAGGCCATTGGGCAACGGCCTCCGCACTCATCACCATGCCCTCTAATTGCCTCTGCACAAGCATCAACTTGCCGAGGGTCAGCGGATAGAGTGAGTAGGTCTTCTTTCCCGTGGAGAAGGAGTGCGGAGCCTCCATCACGATGTCTGCGAAGTATGCTGCGGTGTCGTTCATTTCCAAAGGTTTTTGTGCTCGTTCAGCCAGTCAGGTAACGATTCGTTGCGGAAAGCGTGGCTGCCGTGTCCGTAGTATTCGATATAAGGCTCGATGTCTATCTCCGAGTGGGGTAGTTCCTTTTCCGTGCAATCCTTCAAGAACCACGCCCCGGTGTCGTAGAGTTCATTCGGGTAGGCTCGTTTCAGAAACCACATCCAGTCCTCGTTGAAATACCTCACATCATGCTTTTTCAGGAGAGGAACATTGACGTAGCAAAGAAATGGCAACAACCGCCTTACCTTAGTATGGAACTTGTCTTGATGTGTCTCGATTTTCGGTTCTCCTACCCACGCTTTGCTCTCGTCCCAAAAAGCGGAAATGTCTTGTTTTACCAACACATCGGAGTCCATCAGGATAAAGCCTTTTGGCAGAAGGTTAAAGCAGATGTCAACTGCGAGAGTGTGCTTCACTGACCCAAAGTTGCTCCTCGGTGTTGACCTTGCATCGGGATACCTACTAAGGAACTCGTCGTAGTTGATTATCTGCCCCTTTGTGTTGTCAATGACCTCCACGTTGTCGAAGGAGTTGACGAATGGGTCTTCGTCGGAGTTGTCGAATACATGGATGGTACATTCGGAATGCTTGTTCAGACTCCGAATCATACACTCCATCATCTCCGGGGTGTTGTAATGTACCGTGAGGACGTCCATCATAGAAAAGCAAATAGGCGGTCATTACGACCGCCCATTCTACGAGTTCACTGCGGTCGACTCAACCTCCACCACATCTGCGTTGGTGATGGTCTTGGCTGAAGAACCTTCACCCGTGGTGCCGCTGTCGAAGGAACTGCCTTCCGTGAAGGCAATCTTCCTTGAACCGGCAGTGCCGGAGAGTGTCACGACACCCCATTTGACGGTGTCACCTTCTGAAGCGCGGAGAGCGTCCATGGTAACTTGCCACATGCCGCCTTCGGCTGTAGTGTAAGCATCGTCAATGCTCACAGTGGCATCACCGATATAGAAGCCTTCGCAGGTCGGATCTTCTGGCTGGAGCAAAAGTCCGAAGTGTTTCTCCACATAGCCGTCAATAGAATGGAACGGCAGTTTGCGGATGGTGTTACCTCCGGGTATCTTACCCTTGCGGATGTTGAAGGTCACCGAATAGGTGGAACGCTTGTATTTCACGTCCTCGGCCTCACCACCTTCTATGCGGGCTTCCATCTTGTCACCCTTGGTTACGGTCAGTTGCGTGCTGTCCTCCACGGGGGTGTAGAGTTCTTCCCATTTCGCACCGCTGGTGTCGTTGTCCTTTACGAAAAGTCGGGGCTTGCCCCAAGATATTCTTGACATAGTCTATTCGTTATTAGTTGTTCCAATAATCATATCTCAATCTCACAGATACGAAGTGCTGGTGGATAGCGGGTTCCTCGAAGGTCTGGATGGCTGCGGCCAAGCCAAACTTGTAGTCCGACAGGGCGCAAGTCAGCGACTCCACCCATTGGTCTGCTGCCACCTCTATTTCCTCCGTCCTCTCGCTGTTCTCGACAAGCACACCATCGCTCCACGGATCCACGTCCTGGACATAGATGTTGACCACAACGACGCCCGACTGCACATCGCCTACAGTCCCAGTGATGAACGTCACCACTGCGTCCTCGGCCTTGCTGTCTCGGGGGCGCATACCGTTCCTGTAGACTCCTCCAGATATCATCATGGAAAGGTCGCTGTCCTTCAGGAAGCGGTAGATATCCCCTTGTACCTGCTTACTCGTGCGTGTCATCAAGTCTGTTGTTGTAGGTCGTCACTAAGTTTCTGAACGAGTTGCTCCGCAAGCAACTCCGCGCTGTCGAGGACATCGTATCCACGAGCAGCCACGTATTCTGCGTAGTTCTTGCCGGCCACTACAATGAGGGCGATGCCCGAGGGGTGGTCCTTGACAAGGCTCTCGGCGAAGGACTTGCCCTCGTCACGGCCTTGCTGACCGTTCTTTACCACGTCGAAGGAACTCTCTGCCACTATCTCACCGTCCACGGCAAGCACATATCCCGTGCTGCTGCGCAGGTTGCCCGTCTGGTCGGTATAGTCGCGCCCCTTCTGAGACGTGATGCGCGCGGCGTTGACGCATTTCTCGCCAATGACCTTGAGGTTCATGATGACTGCTTGCATCATTCGCTCATAAGCCTCGCTGAGTTCCCGGTCAATCTCCTCCTGTAGTGTTGACATGAAGTCTGAATTTGTCCTCTCGCGTCAGATGATCAACTTGGTCTCGCAGACAGCCTCGAGATATTCTATCGACGCTACCGGGTATTCCCCGACCACGCGTCCATATTCATCCGTCAGCCTCACCTGCTCGCCCGTCGTGCAAAACGGCTGTTCCTCCACGAGCACCATATAACTGGCCATCGTGTAGTGCTCGCCATTGTAGGTGGCACGCTTGTCATGGGAAATGGGGATATACTGACACGGGATGGGACTATCCCAGTTGTAGTTCTTCACTACCGGGTGACCCGTCTCGCTGTCAACCCCTCCACCACGCTTCTGCTTCACCTCGATGGTGCCGTTCTGGATAATCATAGCCGTTTGCCTTTGTAGCCGTAGAGCGTCTTCGGCAAGCCCTCATCCTCCTCCAGTTCGTCGTATAGTTGCTGCGCCATGTTGCGCATACGCAGGCGCTGCTCGTCGGTGAACGAGTACGATTGCCCTCCCTGCGTCACGTTGGGCGCATACGAGAGCCACAGCAGCAGGTCGGCACGGCAGAGGTTGAACTCGCGGCTCTTCAGCATGCTGAGCGTCGTCTCGGAGTAGATGTCAACCACCCGCCGCTCCGCAACCTCTTTAATGGTGCGGAGTGGGATGGGATATGAGTTGATGCCTCTGAGGGCTTCGAGAACAGTATTCATTCAGATAGTGCTTTATGACCAGGCGTTGCCGTCGGTCTTCACATACAAGTTGCGGTAGGCCGTATCGAATACGGGCACTGCATCAGCCTGACCGATGGTGACCTCCGACTTCGGCTCGATGGTGCCATACTTCTTGACGACGGTATGGGCACGCACGGCACGCAGAATCAACTGCTCATTCTCCTGGAGGATGTCATACTGCGTGGTGCCGAGACGCTCCTGCTCAGAGATGATCATGCGGCGGTCAGCAAACGGATTGCCAGAAGACTGGGTACCGTCGGTGAACTCACGCGTGATGGTCTGGTCGATGACGCGGAACTGGATGCCGTTGAGCCACGCCTGCTTGGCCAACATGGCGTTCACCTGCTCGAGGTCAGGTGTCTGCGAGATGTTAAGCGCGTTGGAGGCGAAAGAGGCACAGGCCTTGATGATCTGCTTGGCTGAGCAGATGTTGTACAACTCGTTCAGGTTGATGAAGGCGAACTTGGGATTGATACCCATTGCCTTTGCTGCAGTGACGAGAGTGGCGAGGTCGCCGATGACGTCTGCACTTGCTGCTGTGGCCCAGTTGGTGCCGGTGTACTTCTTCTGGTCGCTGTCCACGTCATAGTCCAGGTCGAACTCGTTGGCGAAGGTGGCGTTGTTGGTGGTCGTGAACGAGAGTTTGCCGGCATTGGATGCCAGGGCCCACGCGATATACTCCAACTCTGCCTGCACACCGTTGAAGCAGAAGTCCACATCCTCACCCCAGTACTGTACGAGGGCGGCGGCGTCTGCATCCTGGGCAAGAGCCAGTTCAGTCTGATAGTCCTTGATCTCGGAGCGCTTCATGTCGCGGGAAATGCTGATGAAGGGGATGTCACCCTTTGCGCTCTCGAACACGGGACGACGCTTGCGCAGAATCGTGCCGTTGTCGGTGTGGATGTCGGCGGCCACGTTCTTCTTGGCAAGTTGGTTGCCGAGGGTCTTCCATACGAAACCGTTGACCTTCTTCACGGGGAAGTAGCGGCCAAACAGGAAGGGCTTGGTGTCGATACTGTTGACACGGGCCTGAACCATCTGCTCAGTAAGCCCCTCAATGAGAGTATTTACTACTGTTGCCATAATCTGTCTGATTTAGTAATTGATGATACCTTTCAGCACTGAAGCGACAGCGTCTGGAAGCGGGTTACCCTTGGTCACTCCGATGACCCAGGCGTCCATGTCCATGTTGGTGTTCGGGACGATGGGCTTGCCGGTACCGCTCAATGCCAGCGGTGTGTACTTGAGAGCCGAACCGCTCGCGCCTGCTTCTGCTGCCTCCATGATGAAAGCGCCAGCCGATGCGGCGAGTCCGAGAGTAGTGCCTACGGTCAGCGTGTCGTAAGCGCTGTTGGTCGTGGTGATGGCGGTGATGGCGTATGCCTTGGCCGATGTGGCGAGCATGATCACGTCGCCCACCTTGAAGTTGTGGCCCTTCAGCACCTTGTAGTCGGTAGCGGAGTTGGTGACGTCCGCCTGCAGAACCGCTGTCTTGATGACGTGGCTGACACCGCTTACAGGCACGGAAAGGATGGTCCCTTCGGGCAGATAGTCCTGGGTGAGTTCGGATACATTGACCGACACACCGCCACGGACATCCGCAATTTTGTGCATGAAGACACGTGGAGTCTTTGTGTCTTTCCTGCGTGTTACTGTCATTGCCATTGTGAAATGAGTTTTTGTTTGACACTAAAACGGCTGCTGACCTTCTGCAGGAACACCGATGCGCTGCGCAATGGCCTTCTCCTGTGCCTCTGTCAGTTTACCGTCGTTGATAGGGTTGCCCTGTACTTGAGGGCGGCCGAACACAGCCCCCTTGGCGCCCGTGGTCTTCACGAGGTCTTCAACCTCTGCCGTCACCTCGCCTTTCAATGAAGCGAAATCCTCGTCGCTGAGGCTGTCAACGCTGATGCGCTGGTAGCCCTTGCGCAGGTTCTCGGGCAGGCGGTTGATAATGCCGTTGAGTTCTGCCTTACGGCTCTCGGTAGTGCGCTCACCCTCCATCTTGTTCAGACGCTCGGTCAACTGCTTGTTGCTGTCGATGAGTGCCTGCGCCCATGCTGGAGTCTGCTCGCCTCCCCCTTCAGGGGTTGTCGTCGTTGCGGGCTTGACGTCTTCCTTGGCGATCTTCGCACCGTCTTTCAGACCATACTTGCGCTCGTAGTTGAGCACGGCGGTCTTCTGCGCACCCGTCGCCCGGCTGTCTCCATAACCCTCGATGACGTTGATGAGTTCCTCTGTCACCCCCTCTACTGCGGTTGCGACTTGTTCCTCGTTGGTGACAGTCTTGGCCTTCATGGCAGCAATCCTGTCGAGAATGTCTGCGCTGACCCCCGGAAACTTGGCTTTCAGCGCTGCTAAAATTCTGTCCTTCATGAATATACTAATTAGTTTTCGCTTCAAAGATACAAATAAATGATTATATTATAATCACTTTGCACCGCATTTTTACGCGATTAACGATAATTAACGTGGAAGATAAAGGATTTATCACTATATTTGCGACGGAATGAAAAGCAAAGGTGACATCATTTTCCATATTGAAGGTTTTAGTGGCAGTGAGAAATTGACTCCCGACACCTTTGATATATCCGATTTAAAAGACTTTCTGGGCATAGTCAATGACATGCTAAAAGTTGATAGAATCGGAGTGGATAGTCCTGTGACCTTTCGTCAAGAAGCAGGTAGCGTAAAAGCCATATTCACTGCGCCCTTGGAATTGGTAGCCAAATTATCTGCCATCTTAACCTTGACAATATCTCCTTTCGGACTTGACGCCTTGAACGAAACCACGGCCAGGGCTTTCGAAAACCTACAAGAATTTTCCCAGAAAAAAGGCTATGGCATCAGAATGTCCACGTCATTCGACAAAAATACTTTATTAGTCACACCTGGAACAAATCTACGTCGTTCAACAAATTTGTACGCAGATGCGGAGTTGTATCTATATGGGAAAATCCTTTCATACGGAGGTAAAGTACAAGGGAAAATCAGTTTTGACACGGGTAACGAAACCTATCACATAAAGGCTGACACCAACCTAATGGAGGACTGGAAAGAAAACCACTATAAAAGGGAATACGCCATCCGTGTCAGTGCAACACAGAATGTCATTACAGGAGAAATCGCCAGGGGAAGTATGAAACTCATAGAGATTGTGGATTACTCTCGCAAGGCGAATGAAGAATATCTTCAAAAGAAAATTCGACAGGCCACTCCCCATTGGGCTGGCGTAGATGCTGACCAATATATCAAAGAGATCAGGGAGGATGCCTATGTATAAAACTGCCTTTGTTGACACAGGATTCCTAATACGCCTTCTTGATGAAAATCACCCTCAGCATGGAAGTGCCGTCTCTTATTACGACTATCTATTGGAAAAGGGATATATTATCCGTGTTAGTACTATAGTCATAGCGGAATATTGTGTCAAAGGGGAATATAACGACCTCCCTACGGCTAATATCCTTCCATCTCCTTTCAATCCAATGCACGCAGTTAAAGCAGGCGCTTTCGGAAAGATTCTTTATGAAGCAAAGACTCAATGGGTACAAGAGAAAGGAGAAAGGACCTTACTAAAAAACGACGTGAAAATCATGGCTCACGCCGAGGCGGACAAAGCGGATTGGTATATAACATTTGATACGGACAGTAAGAAGCTATACGATACTTTGAAACAGCGCGGTATGATAAAATTCCGTTTTATAGATGCAAATCAACCTGTGTCTGTATATACAGGAGAAATCCCTCTCGAGTTTGATGAGGACGCTCACACGTAAACATCATACCCCTCACTTACCACCCTTGCAAGGACAACTTTCTGCATGCACGATGCCACCTTGATGATAACCATCGTAGATTACATATTTGTGCCCCTCGACGGTAACAGTATAGACCGCGTCACAACTACCGGCACTAACTTGATTCTCCCGCTTGCCGGCGCATCCTGTGATGGCCAAGATGACAAGCACGGCAAATATTTTCTTCATTTTTCTTTGATTTTGTTTGGATGTTATTGGATTATTTGCTATTTTTGCGATATGGAGAATGGTGATTATAAAAACCTGCGTCAGAAGACCGTATTTGATTTATGTGACGATGCTGAATTGTTGCATAAGTTGAATCCTCTATTTCCTAAAATTCGTACTAAGGAGCAATGGGTAAATTCCTATAAGGAAAATCCTATGAGTCAGGTTTTTGATTTTATTGATCTCGCAGACATGACTAACAATTTAGATTTAAGAGATGCTGTTGAAAAAGAATGGGAGAAAGAATTAAACTCATTTTTTGATGAATAGGTGTTCTATTTTGAAACGAGGAAATTGTTTTCTATTAGCCAATCAGTGATATCCGCTGGAGTTCTTTTTAAGACAAAAGACAACAGTTCTTTAGTTTGGTCTTTAGGTAAATCCAAATCCTTTAGATTCTTCATTCCCCCATCTATGAGCGCATTGCAAAGTCCATTTTCCATGTCATCATATTTGCCTTTGAAAAGGCTCTTCTCCAAACTTGACATCACTTCTTTTCTATCAAGTCTCATTATGCCTATGACATGGTCAAAGTTCTTCACCATTTGATCATATGCCGTACTTTTTCTGTGCGTGATGAACTTAGAATGCGGCACTTTATCAAGGCCCAAATGTCCATAGAACACCTTTAGGTTGTGTCGCGCATACCACTCGTTCGCGAGTTCCATACACCTCTCACTCACAGAATGTTTCTCCCCAGCTGATTCTAAACCAACATGCCTGTTGTGGACTATTTCATGCCACAGGGTTGACATAGCATCGGCTTCTTCCTCTGAAATGTCAGATACTTGTCCTTGGGCTATCTTTCTTAAAGTTGACTTAACCCTATTGAGTCGTTCTACCCTGAGCAATATCCTTCCATCTCGGTAAGTCTTGCCGTTCACTTCTGTGTCAAGGGTGATACTTATTGAAGGCTTTCCGTTCACGAACCATTTTTCTTCGGCTGGTAGATTTTCGTTTATTTTGTCAAGAATATCGTTTATATCCTTGACTTTTACAAAATCCTTTCCTTGAAAAAACTCTTGGACATCATGTTTGACGGCAACGGACTCTTCTACGATTAGTGCTTTCTCACTCTCGCTAATACCGCTAACAGAATTATCTATTTCACCCGTTGCTTCCGCTTTTTCTTCTCGACTCGTATGGTTATCCTTTGTAATGCTTTTCGCCCCGCTCACAAGTTCCTCATTCTCCCTCACAAACCTCGGCAGCGTCCCAGCCTTTTTCGCCTCGGCAATACGCTTCTCGTTCTTCTTCTCCCACTCCTTGAACCCCTCCGGCACATCCTTCACCTCATTCACGCTCTCGCCATCCACTGGCTCACCACGGAGAATCTTCTTGGTGTCCTCCGCTATCTCCTCGTCAGTCTTCAGCACCGACGTAGCATAGCACCGGCAATGGGGATGCCAACCAGTGAACTTGAAGTCCTTCGGGTACTTCCCCTGCAACTGGTCGCATATGTCGTGGAACGTGCCTGGCTTGAATCCTTTGCAGTTGTGATTGTTCGACAGGTGAATCTCGATGCCCACCACGAAGTCCATTTGCTTCCACCGCTCATGGTCCGCCGTGCGATAGGCGATGTTGGCCTCAGTGGCGGCGAGACGCCTCGCGTTCATGTACGATGAGCGGTACACACCACGACCAGGGTGGAAGTCGGCAGCGTTCTTCGAGAGGTGGAGATTGCCGTGCTCGTCCCTCACCCTGCGGAACAACTTGTCCGGATGCCGCAGGTATTGCTTGAGGTCACGGGCCATGCTTGGAGCATCAAGACCCTCACGGATGCCGAGGTCAAGTCCCATCTCCATCTCGCGTTTGAAGGTGTTGGAGTAGTTCCACACACGGTCCGATAGGTTCAGCCCTCTCTCCTTCCGCTTGATGAAAGCCTCACGCGCCTTCTCGTTCGTCGAGTAATAGCGGCGGTATTGCGCCTCCGACAACTTGCCGACATTATCCCCGAAGACCACGTTGCACAACTCGTTGTTCTTGTTGTTCGACAGCGTCCACTCCGACCGCACCGCATTGACAATCGACATCTGCAACTGACTGCGCAATTGTTCCAGCAGGGCGTTGACGCGCTTCTTGGTCTTCGGGTAGTCGTCGAAAGTGAACGGCTTGCCGAGGTCCACGTCATCCAGCGACACGCCGATGGCAGCGGCCTCCTTTACGGCTTCCGCATAGATGGCGTCGATATACTCCTGATACACGTCCAGGTTATGGAGGTGCTCACGGTCGTACTTGTTCTTCGGCTTCGGCATGTCTTACTCGTTCCCTCCTCATCTCGTGAGTTCAAACGCGTCAAGGGTACCTTCCTCGGTGATCTCCTGCAAGGTCTTGTCCACATCGCTGCTCCATCCGAGTTGCTCGATGCTCTCACGCTGACTCATCAGCGGCTTGTTGCCGTTGGCAGAGAGGAGGTTGTTGATGGTATCCTTCTCTTCCGTGATGGTGTATGGCGTGACCTCGTTCTCCACCGACAGGGCGTCAACGGCATCAGAGTATTTCTCTCCGAGGGCGAGTTTCAAAAATGCCTTGACCACGTTCACCTCTCGGTCGAAGAACTCCAGCAGCCTACCCGACTCATCCTTCACCTTCAACTGAGCGTCGATGAACAGTTGCTTACGGCTCTCGCCGCTCATGGGCGTCGACTTCATGCTCTCATACGACCAGTCTGGCAACTGCAGTTGCGTGAAGAACGACTGACGCAGTTCGGCAATCTGGAACTTGAGGTTGTCTACGGCCTGCGCCCACGTCACATACCCTGCCGTGCTGCCCTTCGGGTACTGGAGGATGCTCTTGAACTCGGCCTTCTCATCACCTTCCTGACCATAGGCGATTTCCTCGTCGGCGAACACGCAGAACAAGGGCTTGCTGTTTTTGCGGAGGTAGTTTCCGTTTCGGCTAATCGACCACTCCATCTCATACACCAGACTGCTGGTGTCCTCCCATATCGGCTCGGGCCGGTACATGTAGACGGCAGGAATCTTTCCAATCTGACGGATGTCGTCCTCCTCGACGAGCACCCACCCTCCAGTGCTGTTGTCCTCCCATTTGTAGTGCTTCTCCGCCGTATAGGTGTCGAAGTAACTCACAGTCTTCTTGCCCACCTTGCGCTTATAGCCGATTGATAAGGCTATCATGTCGCCCGTCTCGTCATACAGCGGGTAGAGGTCGTCGCCGTTCATCGGGGTGTAGTTGCAGCAGCGTATCTTGATGGGACTGCTGAAACCGTAGTAGTTGTTGGGCTGCTCCACGGCATACCACAGCGTGAGTACCTCGCATCCGGCAAACAGCATCCTGAGCCGCTCCACATTCACGCTGTCGATGCGGTTCCTGATGAATATCTTCTCCAGATACGCGCTGACCTCCTTCTGCTGGTCATCGTCGGGTGAGTACACTCGCTTGACAGGAACACCGCAACACAGTTCGGTCATGCGTTTCACGGCGAGTTTCTGAAAGTTCAGAGGGACGCGGGTCACACGGTCTATCGTACCGTCTTCCTCCACCACGTCAGGATAGATGGCCCTGTTCATCACAGGGTGCTTCTTCGGGTCATACTCCACGGAAAGCCCCTTCGGTCCCTTCCATATCGGCACGGTAATGGTTTTCTCCGACAGGTCGCTGATGATCTCCGACGGCTGCCGGTCTTGCCTGATGATGTCTTGAATTAGTGGCATGGTTGTTGTCTTTATCTGTAAATGATTCTGTATATGAGTTTCCCGTTATGACGGTCGAACACGATGCTCATGGCACCGTGAAGGGAGCAGAAAGCGTTGACGGTATCGTCGGCCTCACCGCTCTCCACGGCATCAAGCCCGAACACAAAGGTCTTCACTTGCAGCGGGTTTCTCTTCTGCTTCCCTACTGCGTTATGGATGTTTCCTGGCAGTTCCATGGTTGTTGCTTTTATGGTTAGTAGACAATCCTTGCCGTCCTCGCCCTGTCGATGGGCTTGAACGGATTCCTTACATGGTAGTCGATGGCGTAGCCGAGCACGTCCACATACTCGTCGTGGGGCTTCGAGGGGAAACTGCATATCTCATCCTCAAAGGCCTCGTTCCAGGCACCGTCAACGAGCACCACACGACCGGCCTCGATGGTCGGCGACGCTGCATAGAGACGGGTTTCCTTGCTGTCTTTCGGACTCGGCGTGGCCACCACGTTGAGACCCGTCGTCTCCTTCAGTTGGTCGATGACAGACAGACCGTTGGCCTTCGGCTCCACGCGTATGGTGGAGCGGCGGGAGTAGCCATGCTCCCTGACGTACTGGGCAATGAAGCGCAGCAGGTCGGGGAACTTCAGGTTCACCTTGGCGGCATGGGTGATATAGAGGTCGTTGTTCACCTTGCACGTGGCGATGATGCCCGACGGGTCGTTTGATGTCTTGTCGGTGTAGGCGGTGTCAAGGAAGAACACCATCGGCTCGCCTTCGTAGATACGCTTGAAGTCGGAGGGCTTGATGTGGGCAAACCACTCACGCTTCACGATGTTTCCTCCGACGATGGTGGGGCGCTGCTGATAGAGGGCGGCAAATGTCCTCGGACTGCGCTTCTCCACGTCCAACAGCCTCTCCAGGGAATGACGGCCTTCCCACAATGCCTCACCTACCTCACGCGGGTCCTCGGCCATGCCGCCACACTCCTTGATGGCGGGGATGCTCACCACCGTCCACTTCTCGGGCTCTCGTTCCAACAACCGCCCCGCAAGGTCATCCTCGTGCCAGCGTGTCATAATCAACAACTGTTTGGATTTATTGTGCAGACGGGTGAGAAACACATCAGTGTACCACTCCCATACACGGTCTCGGTAGGTTTGCGAATACGCCCCCATTGCATCTTTCACGGGGTCGTCGATGATGCCTAGGTCGACGGGGGTACCGGTAAGCGAGCCTCCCACACCTACGGCCTTGTAGAAACCACTACGCCCCACCACCTCGAAGAAGTCAACGTTGCACTGAAATCCACGCGGCGCGCCTTTGCCCGAGATCTGTGAACCTGGGAAGATGTCACGGAAGGCCTCGCTGTCGATGGTGCGCTGGATGGCACGGGAGAACTGCTGGGCGAGATCTGAGGAATAGGAGCACCCCACGATTCGGGCATCAGGATTGGAACCAAGCACCCACGCTGGGAAATTGCGGCTCACAATCTCACTCTTGCCATGTTGGGGTGGAACGAAGAGCATCAACCGGTTGGTGCCCAGCTTGCCATCCATGAGCTGCTGGCAACGGTCTGCGATAAGGCGGTGGAACCATTCCAGACGGTATGACGGGTTGATGTATAGCAGGAACGCGGACAGGCGGCGTGGGGCGAGACTTCTTGCGAGCTCGCCGAGCAGTGCCGCAGTCCTGCGTTGTTTCTCTGAAGCCTTCTTTCCCATTATTCCTTCCTGGCAATGTCCTCTAACGCTCCGAGGCGGTTGATTTCATCCACAATCTCCTCGGGCGTGCGTGAATCGGTCTGCAGTTTCACGTGCTGGCGGCTCTCGATGTATTGCTGGTTGAGCTTGCGCAGCTCTTCTTCATCGGCCATCAGTCGATAGGCCGCTATCTGAAGAGTTGCGCTATCCGATTCCCGCCATTTTTTTCGCATGTCGCGCTTGGAAATGATGCAGTTTGCTCGCAGCGCGTCTTTTATAGACTGACATTCTTGACATTTGAGCCTATAGGCATGTCTTTCGGTGAGGTCAGGATAGTAGGAAAAGATGTCCGCAAAGAACGTCACGTCAGGGTGTTGTCTTATCACCTCGACTATGGCCTCCTCATGCTGTTTCTTAGTCTTTCTCATTCCATCATTTTTCCGCAAATATACGAAATTATGATTATAATATAATCACTTTAAGAAAAATTCACGCACAAAGTCACTGATTTATAATCATTTTGGGGTTTTCATGGCACAAAAAAGCCCCGACCGCCATGGCCGGGGACTTATCTACTACAAGGATTTATTTCATTGAGCTTGCTGTATGGAGTTTTGGCGAATCACATTCATGGGAATCAACGGCATGACACTTCCTGCCAGTTCGGTCCCCTTCAGGTTCTTCACCAAAAGCCCCCTCAACGCACCTATTGCAATGTTGATAAAGGTATCTATCAATAAAGGCTCACTGGTAACAAAACCCTCGTCTTTTATCTCAATCACTTTGTCGAATGGATCCATCCAGAAAACACAATAGATGCTCTCTCTGGCTATAACCTCATTTGTTTCTAATGGAGTTATCTCTACTACCATGTTCAAGGCAAGTTGACTCTTTTCGGGAGCAACTTTCATTTGGTGGGCAAATTGATAATTCACCGCATTTTTGTCAATTGAACCAAAGTCGAAATCAGGTCTGAACATAAATTCAGACTCCTCCATTTTCAAAAGTCTATAGTGAATATCCATAATACTATGCAAATTTACGTTGGCTGTTGCATTCTTCTGCAATTATTCCCGTATTCCATGTGCTGTTTGGGTTGACAACGGACATTTTCTTTGACCTACTGTACATCTTATACGAACTGGCTGTCTCGGCCGATATTACTGTCATGACCGTAGTATTAAGAAGTTGCACACCAAGAGCCTCTTCAATATCAGTCAGTGTGTCTGTCGTAAAGTTCCTGTCGCCTGACAGCCATTCAGAAATCACAGTAGGAGATTTCCCCATCAATCGTGCGAACTGTATTTGATTCAGACCGCATCTTTTCATGGCTTCTTCTATCTTTACGGCAAGCATCATGCGCTTCCGCATTCTCGCAAGTTCTTTTTGGTCAATATTGGCAAGGAGTTCTCCTAAGAATCCTTCTGCATTTCTCTTTCCTACTCTCATATCAATTATTCGTCTAAAGTCCCATCATCATTAACTCTTAACTCACCACCCATTATACGACGGGTTATCTCCTTTGCTATTGTTCTCATTTGCATAGCCTTCTCGTATAAAGGTGGATAATCTTGATAAGCTCTTATCCCCGGCGGTTTATATCCCCCAGATCCAAACAATATAACGGTGTCATTGAAATAAACGCCATAAAGGCGAAGGTGTCCTGTATTTCGAAGTGCCACCATACCATCCGCCCACACGCCCTCTCCTTCCTTGAAGAAACTCCTTCGACATCCTGTGGTTTGTGACATGACAACAATCTTGCTGATTACTTTTTTCAAGTCACTCACATGAGTCTTGTTTTCCTCAAAGAACTGTTCAAGCAAAGTGTCATTATCGCCATCAAGAATAACAGAATAGACATGAGCTTTTGCCCCTGTCAATTGATCCATTTCCTTGATAACAAAGTCCATTTATAATGTTCAGGTTTTCAATTCCGCCGCAAAAGTATATAAAAATTCGGTTATATCCAAATTTCCGCCCACTTTTTTTCAAAAAATCTTTCATTTGCCCATACGATACCTCCCCATCAGCCCCTTCAGCCCCTCCAGCAACTTATCCTGCACCCTACCCTTCCTGTCCACCGCCGCGGCCGCCAGAGCGTCCACCGTGTCGGGCACAATCAGCCGGTACACCATCACGGGCTTCTGCTGTCCCTGCCGGTGAAGACGGGCGTTCGCCTGCTGGTAGAGTTCCAGGTTCCAGCCCGTGCCGAACCACACGATGGTATGGCCGCCCTGCTGCATGTTCAGGCCGAAGGCCGTCGCCGCGGGATGCGCCAGCAGCACATCGATACGCCCCGCGTTCCAGTCCTCCAACTGCCTCGCTCCCTCGTAGGTCTCCACCCTTACGTCCTTCAGATAGTCCCTGATGCGCCATGCGTCATGCTGAAACTGGTAGAACACCAGCACACCGCCGTCGGCAGCCTCCACGATCTCCGACAGCACCGCCAGTTTCTCCTCATGAATCTCATGCACGCTGCGCTCCTCGTCATACACCGCACCATTGGCAAACTGGCACAACTTGTTCATCAGCGCCATGACAGAAGGTGCCACGATGGCCTCACCGGAAGTCCCGTGCTCCCTGGCGAACTCCAGCACATGCTCACGCTCAAACTCCCGATATCTCCTCTCCACGGCTGCGGAAAGGTGGATGTCCACCGTATGCGTCATCATCGCCGGGAGAGTGAGGTAGTCAGCCGCCTGCATCGTCAGGCAGATGTCCGCCACCTTGCCACGGATGATGCGCTCACTCCCCGGCTTCGGGTTGCACCTCACGATGATGTTGTTGTGGCGGTAGAGGTCGAAGTAGGTGTCACGGTAGCGCCCCACCGACCTGCCCAGCCTCTCGCCCATGTCCACGCAGTACATCTGTGCCCAGAGGTCAATGAGACCGTTGGGTGCCGGTGTACCCGTCAGGCCCACCACCCTGTCAAACTGCGGCGTGGTCATCCGCATGGCCTTAAACCGCTTGCTCTTCGGCGACTTGAACGACGTGAGTTCGTCAATCACCAGCATGTCCCACGGCATCCTCCCCTTCAGCACGTCCACGAGCCACACGTAGGAGTCGCGGCCTATCACATGCACGTCGGCCTCTGTCCCGATGGCGGCAAGGCGCTGTTTGGCAGTCCCGATGATGGGCACCACACGCAGACCGCCCAGATGGTCCCACTTCTTCGCCTCCTGTGTCCATGTGGTCTCCGCCACCTTCTTCGGTGCCACCACCAGCGCGCGGCTTATCTCACACCCGTCGATGAGGTCCTGGATGGCAGTCAGCGTGACGACACTCTTCCCCAGTCCCATGTCGAGGAACAGGCAGCAGCGGTTCTTCTCCATCACCCACCGCGCTGCCGTCTTCTGATATTCATATGGTCTATACTCCATCATCCTCTCCTTTCTCCGTATGCAGCGGTTCTGCCGCTGCCCTCACAATCTCGTCCACCTTCTCCCTGCTGTCTGCCACATACACCCTGAAGCCCATGCGCCGCAGCCTCGCCATCCTCACTTCCTGGATGAGGCGTGGCTTCTCGCCCTTGCTCTTCACCTCCACCCATGCCATTCTTCCTCGTGGCAACAGCAGCAGGCGGTCGGGATAGCCTGTCTCGGTGTGACTGGTGAACTTCAGGCAGATTCCCCCACACGATTCCACCTTCCTGACGAGATAGGCCTCGATGGCTTTCTCACTTTCCTCGGCATGCCTTGCAAGCCTTCTGATGCTTTTCCTGATTTCCTTCATTTGTAAAGAAAAATTTTGTCCCTTTATCACCGTGATACCTTGTCAACCGAGGCAACCACTTTTTTTGAAAACTTCTATATGGGATATCCCCACGCGCGCGCGTGTAGAGACCTATTATTACGTATATAATTACATTTATACGTTTTTACTAAAATTACGGTTGACAAAGTTGACATATGTCTTATCCTGTTTGCTATCCGTGATTTAGGCGTCAACCAAACCGCCTTTTTTCGGTTGACTACTTGGTTGACGCAGTAGACACTTCGACAGCGCTTGTCAACAAAAGAAAAGACGGTTTGGCCTTTTTTTGTTGACAAAGCAACTGCCCAGTTGACTAAAATGGGATTACAAGTCATCATCGTTGTCAAGAATTATTCTTCTAAAACTTCTCTGTCTTCCATACAGGAACTCCGCATGACGTGACAGTGTCATCGCCTCCCATTCCTTGTTCTGCCTCATGATGCTGAAGAACCTCCTCGCCAGCATCTTGAACTCCTTGTCGCCCATGTCCCTCCGCATGTATTCGCAGATGAACTCGGCAGCGCATGCCCTTGTCCTCGGCTCCGTCCCACGGGCCTCCAGCGGGTCGGGGTCATGGTAGAAGTTCCTCCGCTGCGTGAGGCTCCTCGTCTCCCAGTCCGTCGGCAGCGGCGTAGCGAGAAAACTCTCCACCATGCCCGTCATGGGGTCGTCCACGTTCTCATGGTGCGCCTCCTGGGTCTTGCGTGCCTCGGCATCCAGTTCAGCGGGGAGATAGAGTTTCTCACCGTCTCTCCATCGCTGCACGGCTTCCGCCCACAACTGGTCACGGTCTGCCTCCAGCAGCCTGAACGTCTCCGCCATGGGAGCACCTGTGCCGTAGACGTCGATGACGATGAAGCGGCGGTTGCCGGTGTCTCCCTTCAGGAAGGCCGTCTCGTTCGTCGTGCCGCAGAACACGCAGTGCCGAGGGTAACTCTCCGTCACCACGCCGTAGGCGGGCCTGAACTTGTCCTCCTGCTTCGTGATGAAGGCCTTGATGGGCTCCACCTCCGACTTCTTCAGGCCCGAGAGTTCCGACAGTTCGAATATCCAGTCCTCCTTCACCTGCTCCATGGCCTGCTTCCCGTCCATTCCGGCAAGCGACAGCGTGTCGTTGTACCACTCGCCGCCCATGATCTTCAGCAGCGTGCTCTTGCCGATGCCCTCCGGACCGGCGAGGATGAGGCAGATATCGTACTTGCATCCGGGAGTCATCGCCCTCGCCACGGCAGCGGTGAAGTGCATCCGCGTCACCGCCCTCACCAGGGCGCTGTCCTCTGCCCCGAGGCGGTCGATGAGCAGCGTGTCGAGCCGCTCTCGGCCGTCCCACGTCAGGGCTTCGAGGTATTCCCTCAGCGGGTTCCTGCCATGACGGGTGAAGACGGCGGTCAGCGCGTCGCGTATCTTCTCCTTGCCCACCATCTGGTATTTCCTCTCCAGGTACACGCGCAGGTTGGCATCGTCGTCGTTGCCCCATTTCTCGGCCCTCTTGCGCCACGGCAGACCTCCGTCCACCATGTTGTTGCCGCGGAACTCGTCACGCCACAGCCGCCCCCGCAGCCCCTTGTCGTTCTCCAGAATGAGCATGGCGTTCTCCGAGGTGCTTCTCGGTGCCCCTCCTCGGTCCACGTCGAGTTTCCGCGTCCACTTCATGTCCTCCTTCCGTGAGCCGTCACGGCTCCCCTGGCTCCCTCCTTCTTCCTGGCTCCTGGTGTCTTCTCCGTATGCGGCGGTTCTGCCGCCGCCCATGTCTCCGAAGTCATCCTCCACGCTCATCGCCCGTTCCGAGGCAAGCAGTTCCACGGTCTTCCCGTCCTTGGCGGCGAAGGCGGTCATGGCCTTGTAACTCGGCGCCTTGGTGATGTCGCCAGGTGTCCCCGTGTCCCTGTCGCCGAAGAGGTGGATGCGCACGAGGTCGAAGGCGTTCTGCTCCGTACCTCCGGCGGGGTCGGTGGCGTGGAACGACTGGGCGAACTTCCCCTCGTAGCATACCAGACCGCCGGCCATGGTGCCGCTGCGGTAGGTGTAGCGGCCGGGGGTGGCGGTCGGCTCGTACACGTCGCTGAGGAAGGTGTCGATGGCATCCTCGATGGTGTAGGCACGGCAGAAGGCGCCAATGACGCCGGGCTTCTCCGTAGGGTCACCCTTCTTCTTCCGCTCTCTCGACTGGATGTGCCCCTCGTGCTCCGACCGCGGCCACTCCGACACGTCCTGCCAGTCCACGTAGGTGTTAAGCACCCTGTCGGGGTCCAGCCACTCACCGTCCTGCGTGGCATGGAAGAACTCGGCTCCTGTGCTCGCACTGGGCCAGTACATCAGGCGGCTGGCCTCGTAGGTGGTGGGGTCGAACATCTCTATGCCCACGTCGTCGGCCACCCTGCGCCCTATGGGCTCGTACTCCTCGGGAGTCACGTCACGGGCAAGGGGGATGACCAGCCTGAGCCTCGGACTCTCCGGCGTGTGCTTGTGGGTGCTGTATACCATGGCGGCGCACCCGTACTTCGCCTTGAAGGCATCCCATGCCCCGCGGGCCTTGTTGTCGAGGTCGAGGGTGAGCACGCTGCGCAGCCTCACGCTCTCGCGCTTCCTCACGCCCCCGTCCAGGTAACCTCCCACGAAGCCGCCAACGTCCTTCACGCGGCCCTGCTCGTCCTTGCTCATGGCCATGTACTCGCCGTGGGTCTCTCCGGTGCGCGCCACCTGAGCGCAGCGCTCGCAGAGCCTTCCCCACGACACCTTCTTGTTCTGCCACCTCGTCGCCTTGCGCGAGTGGGCGGTGGCAATCTGCAGTTTCCTATCTCCCATAGTGCATGTTGTGTTTTAATCCCATGTCCACGCACGGCCTGTAGTCCGAGCAGCAGTCCTCACCCATCATCGGAAGGTCGCTCAAGGCGCAGCATCCCGTCTCATAGGCCACGCACGAAGCGCAGCACGATTCCATCTTGATATGTTTCATATTCCATTCCCCGTTTGTGAAGGCTTTGCCTTCGCTCAATCCTTCTTATAGTATCTTGTTGTGTATCCTGCACCCTTGAGGGGAAGCCCCCTCGCCCATGGTATGTCCTCGTCGAAGATGGCCTCCACGAGCGACAGAGGGGTCTTCTCGTCGGCCTCCACCACTATCTCGTCGTGCACGTGGAACACCACGTCGAGGTTCCAGCGACCGGCCTTCAGTATCACCTCGCCGAGGATGTCGCGGGCGATGGCCTGCACGATGTTCTCGATGAGTTTGCCGCCATAGGTCCTCACGGCCTCCCACTTCCTCGTGGTCTGGTTCACCCCCTCATACTCTATGCTCTCATGGTCGCCGCGCCAGCCGTCGTCGGTCTCCACGCCCACACGTGCACGGGGATAGACGATGGTGCGGCCCGACGGCAACTTGATGGTAAGGCAGCCCCACTGACGGGCGAAGATGATGCCGCGGTTGAAGCCTATCTCCCTGCCGGTCTGCAGGGCAGTGATGGCAGCAGCCTCGGCGTTCTTCCACATCTTCACGATGCGGGGGTTGCTGTCGCGCCACTTCCTCACGATGTCCTGTTCCTCCGTCTCCGTCTCCGTGAGCCCCATGCGCGAGCCGCCCATGGCCTCCAGGGCAGCCACTCCGCCGCCGTAGCCGAGGGCGAGAACGGCTATCTTCCCCTTCTGCCGCAGGTCGGCATTGCGGCCGTGCTTCTCCACGGGCACACCAAACATCTGCGAGGCGGTGGCGCAGTACACGTCGCCTCCCTCGCGGAACACGTCGAGCACCCATCCCTCACCGGCAAGCCAGGCAATGACACGGGCCTCGATGGCTGAGAAGTCGCACACATGGAACACTTTGCCCTCTGAGGCGATGAATGCGGTGCGGATGAGTTCCGACAGCACCTTCGTCACACCGCCGTAGCACAGTTCCACGTCGTCCATGTCACCGCCCATGACGGTCTCCCGGGCACCGTCGAGGTCGCTGAGGTGGTTCTGAGGCAGGTTCTGCACCTGCACCAGTCTGCCCGCCCAGCGGCCTGTCCTCGCGGCACCGTAGTACTGCAGCAGGCCTCTCACACGGTCGTCGCTGCAGGCACAGCCGAGCATGGCGGTGTATTTCTTGTTCGAGGTCTTGCCGAGTTCCCTGCGGATGGCGATGAGTCTTTTCGCCTTCGGCCAGTACTCCAACTTCCGTTCCCAGTCGTCGAGGGAGGTCTTGTCTATCTTCGACACGGGGAAGCCGGTCACCTGATGAAGGTATTCCTTGATCTGTGACGGACTGTTGGGGTTGTCAAGGCCCGTGATGGCTTTCGCCTCCTCAAGCAGGGCGGCCTTGTAGGTCTCGTCCATCAGTGCGGCGGCCTCCACGAAGGGGCGGTCTATCATCACGCCACGGTCGTTGATGAGGGCGTCTGCCACCCACAGCGCACGGTCGAACGGTGTCTCCTCCAGACGGCTTACCTTCGCCTTCACGGCCTGCTCCACCTCCACGTCCCTGATGTTGTAGGCCTTGAAGGTCTCCCATCGGTCCCACGAGTCGGTGGGCAGCCTGCGGCGGCCGTTCCTGTCAGGCTTCGAGAAGTAGCGGATGAGGGTGCGGCCCTCCTCCATCTTCCCCTCTGCCAGCCGCAGCACCTTGGCGCACTCACCGAGGGCAAGGGGGAGCCCCATCCTTGCGGCGGCAACCATCGTGCAGCGCCACTGACTCGGGTCGAGGTACTGTCCCGTGGGCATGCCGAGCCAGCGGCTCAGGCACACCCGCTCGAAGTTGGCGTTGTAGGCGGTCTTCACCACCTCGGGGTCGGTCAGGGCTGCAAGGATGTCGTCGGGCAGCGCCTCGCCCTGGGCAAGGTCCACGCACTCCACCTTCCCTCCGTCCACGCAGTAGGCGAAGAGGAGGATGGCGAAGTCGGGCGACTCCGCGTAGCGGTACACCCCGCAGGCCGCAAGGTCCACGCTGCTGTATGTCTCTATGTCAATGCCGATTTCTGTCATTTGAACACTATCTTTATCGTCTTGTCACCGTGGAATCCGGTAATGATTTCAAACTCCTCATCCGACTCCTCCTGAATCTCGATGAGGTGGGTCAGCAGTTGTGCCTTGTTCATTTCAATGGATTTTTCTTATTCTTAAATCGTAGTCGAATGCGCTCCACACCTCATAGTGCCACCATTGCTTGTGCTTGCCGTAGTACTTCATCACATACAGGAAATCGTTGGTGTGCTCGTCGCGGAACGAAAACATGACATGGTATTTATATCCTTGCCACCGGAAGGTGTGGCCATTGGGCAGAACTTCATGGGTCAGCAACTGCGCCTTGTTCATTTCCTGATGGCTTTAAGTTTGGCGTTCTCGTTGTCGAGTACGTTGCCCAACGATCTGTTGATGCCGTTGTCGAATTGTTCTATAGTGATTATTGCTTTCATTGTTCTAAAATCCTAATTGTTTGTATAGTTACTTTGCCCGTTCCTCATCGAAGCACAGTATCACTTCATCGATGTCCACGAAGTCGAGTCCGTCGTCGATGAAGACGCATTGCTTGCATACATCATTCAGCCGGTAGAGGTCGCACAGGCAGTTGTCCTCGTCGAGCATTTCCCAGTCCTTGCAGAGGTACACCTCCGCATTCTTCGGCATCTTCCGAAGTTCCTTCATCAGTTCTTGCACGGTCATGGCATCACCTCCTCTCTCGGGCATGGCTGCCGTCCGTTGCAATCCTCCTCCGTGCATCTGCAGCAAGGCCGCATCTTTGGACATGACGGATAACGCCTCACCGTACAGTCCCGGCAAATCATATTGCGTTTCATCCTCTCTTCACTTATCATGGCTTTCCCTCCTTCCACCTTTCACACACACAAGCCACAGGTCTGATAGTACGACCCCCATATTTATATCTGTCATTCTGGTCGGGCAACAATTTCTGAGTTCTCTCGTCACGTTGCCCATACTCGCACTCCATACGGTGAGGGCATTTCGATATGCACCTTACAAGTCTGTCGTTCATTCCTCGTCTCCTTTCTTCTCCGCAAGCACTTTCAGCACCCGATATTCATCAGCGAGGTGTCCCTTTGTTGACTCAAGCACTGCCTCCTCATCAGGTGAGCGGTTCTCCCACTTGATGGAATTGATGCAGGTGATGGCAGCCATGATGTGCTCCATCGCCCTCTTCACTCGGTTAATGTCTGGTTGTCTCATGGTTCATTCATGTCTAATTCGTGGTAATTACATGTTATCTTTCTCTTCTCCGTAGGCGACGGCTCCACTGGTGTTCGTCCGTTATACAAACTGTCCCTGATATACTGCTTCGCCTTCGCCAACGTCGGGAAGGTCTTGCCCATGGCGGTGTACTCATAGTGCTGACGGGCATTCACATCACTCGGCTTGCACCTGATCTCATACCCCAGCAGGAAATAGGTCTTGTCTTTTGTGTCCATTTGGTATGGTGTTTGTTGTAATGGTTTAGCGGAAAATCCGCTTGAAATAATGTTTAATTTAAAAGATCAGTATTTATGGCCAAAAAGACCAACTACACTGTGCGAGCGAGGGATGCCAAAACAGGCAGATACGTTCCCTTGAAGTATGCTGAGAAGCATCCCAGCACTACAGTTGTCGAGAAGGACAAGAAATAGTGGGAAGTGATTCCAAGACTTTTTCTGTCAAGAACCCCATCATGTAGGCAAAAGCCTCCTCACTGTCTTCTGAGAGGCTGATACCAACATTACACATCACAGCGTAGGTTGAATGGAACAACTCATGTACGAGGAATCCAACATCCTGCGCTGTTTCGGGTAACTTTGGAAGCCACACGAAGTAGGCGTTGAACTTGGGGGCATAAACTGTTCGCCCTTTTTCCTCAAAGGTGAAGTCTTCCAATAGTTCCTCCACTTCTTCCTTATCGAAATAGATGTTAAGCGTCTTCCTTGTCTGTTTCTCATCACCATAGACAATCAGTAGATCTCTGTAGAACATGTCCATGTGAAGCATATGGTGGGTCATCATCCTCATGCCTTCCCCGCCTCCTTCCTATACTCCCCATCCGTCAGTACATGCCACTTCCCTCTGTCATCCTTGCAAATCCAGTCGGTGGCTGATGCGTCATGAATATCATAATCTTTGTAGGTGTCATCACATAAGTTGAGGGCGCAGAGGTACGCCACACCATCATCGGTCTTGTCAGCGCCTAACACACATGGCAGGCGGAAGATGTCCGGCGACACATTGCCCTTCGGCACCTGGTAGGCTTCCACGATCTTCACGCCTCCGTCACCTCCGTTTCGTAAACCTCCCATCCACGGGCTTCCTCTATCAGTTCCATGGCGTCGCGCCTCGTCCTCTTGTCGGCATCCTTTGTCAGAGCCTCCAGCATGTCGGCCATCTTCTCCAGTAGCGTAGGCACGGAATAGTACTGCTCTCTGTACTCATCCTCCCAGTTCACCTCCGAGAGGTCCACGCCACCGAAGTAGTCGGGATACTCGGGTGCCTCCTCGATGTAGTTCACGGTGTTCACGGGCATCGTCTTCTGCAAGGTTACCGTCACCTCACAGTCATACTGCCGCGGCTCCGGATCGCTCTGGTTCCACGGCGCCTGGGGGTCATGCTCAGCCCCCATGGGGTAATAACCTGATTCTCTCATAGTAATTCGTTTTTGATGGTTCGTAGATGGTGCCCACGGCAGGAGTCGAACCTGCGCTCATCCTACATTCAAAAACATGCGCTCCGGCCAGTTTTACCTCTTTAGCGCATTTTCTTATCTGCCGCCTCGCACCGTCGTGCGGCTCTCGTGGGCTCGAAAACGCCCGGCTTTCACAAGTGGGGCGGATGCAAAATCGTATTTGTAATGTACAGTTAGCCGTCCGTTCGCTTACAGACATCAAAGGAATCATTCTATTCCATTCAAAACACGTCACACGGCCGCTGCCGTTAATCGCACTTTGTTACACACATATTATAATTGATTGATTGGAAATGTATACGGCGTTATTCTGAAACCTGCCGCCCCGCACAGCCCGCACTAATACCAATACATTCAATTTATGAGCGTTATCCATTTTTCCAACACAAACTGTGCGCTGCGCGTCGGGGGCGGCAGGAAGGGGCCTCACGGCTCCGATACGTGGGAGGGACGGGAGGCTCGAACTCCCTCGGGGCTGCCGCTGTTTTCCTCTACGGCTCCCGTGCTTTCCATGTTACACCAGTCCCTCTCGGTGGCCCGGCCGGTCCTCACGGACAGACAGTGCCGGTTCAGAGAAAAAAAAGCATTATTCACCAGAGTCATGTGTTCGGGGTGATGTCTATAGGTCCCACCTGATGCTGCCATGTGCCCTCGGCCTTCCGGCGGTGGCTCTCACACACATCGGCCTTCTTCACCGTCCTGCGGAGGCGCAGGCACCAACCGCGGCCACGCTGGTGGCAGTCGCTGAACGACAGGCAGGTCTTGCAGCACCTCTCCATCACCCCGGGTCAATCAGATATCGTCGTCGTCATCGTCATCGTCGAAGCCCTCGAAATCGCTCTCGGCGCTCTCCTTGTCACCGCCCAGGCGACTGTCGTCCTTCGTCTTCATCACGTTGTTGATGGCAGCGGCAATGCCCTTGTTCACGCCCTTGTCGTAGCCGTAGAACGACACCGACACCATGCCCCACATGCCGCTATACACGTCCTCCTCGTCGGTGATGGGTTGGAAGTCCTTGTCCACCACACCGGGTTTCGTGTTGCTCTTCGCGTTGATGTAGTAGTGGCCGGCATAGGCCTCGTCGTCCTTCTCCTCGTCGTCACCGTCGTTCAGGGGCAGACTGAGTTTCTTGGGTGCCTTGCCGCCCCACTTGTTGGTGGCAAACTCCTTCTTCGCGTTCTCTATCGCCTCCTCGATGGCGGCGATGGTCTTCTTCTCCTTCTTCGGGATGAGGATGCTCACGCTGTACTTGCCGTTCTCGTTGTCGCCGTCGAAACTGTGTTTCTCCAGCAGGTGGACGTAACTCAGACGGCATGGTCCGAACACCACCTTCCTGTTGATTACTTTCGGGTCTTTCATTGTCAAATCGTTTTTATGGGTTAAATCTCAAATCTATATTGTCTTTCTTTTCCGTATGCCGAGGTTCCACCTCGGCTCCGTCGTCACATCCCCGCGAAGTCCGCCACGGCGTTGTTCAGCGCGGGGCGCTTGTCGCTCTCGGGAACGAGGGTGGGCTTGCCCTGCGGTTTCTCCATCCATGCGGAGCAGAGTTCACCGAACTTCTTCCGCCCTACGGCCTTCTCCAGGTCGGTGAGGCTGCGCAGTTCCCTCGGCTTCAGGTAACTCTCCTCGGCATACCCCGCACCTTCGAGCACGGCGCACACGGCCTTCGGGTCTGTTATCCGCCGCACGCTGCGGCCTTCCACCAGTTTCCATCCGGCATAGCACTCGCCGTCGAGGGCGCGCTGCAGGGCAAACTCCTCCACATCGCCCACCCACGACTTGATGACGGCAAGGTAAGGGAGCACCTTCTCGGCCATCTCACCGGGAGAGAGCAGGCGGGGGTCGGTATACACTTCATGGGTGGTGCGGCACAGCGAGGCAAGTGCCTTGCAGCGAGGACGCACCTTGCAGAAGCGGCACCAGTCGCCGGGCTCCTGGGCGCCATTGCCCTCCCATGCCTCCCTCGCCTTCGGGCGAAGGGTGCCCTCTGCCCAGCGCAGCAGGTCGGCAGCGGCCATCTCCCACTCACTCACATGGCCGAGCCTCGGCTGGATGATGGTCATACGCACCTTGCTGATGCCGTACTCCAGGTCGAAGACCTTCCACGCGCCGAGGGCGTATATCATCATCTGGGGATTCTCGTCGGCGTCCACCCTCACGCCCTTGCCATACTTGAAGTCGATGACGTCCATCACGCCGTCGGCGATGATCACGGCGTCGGCAGTGCCGAAGGCCTCGGGCACCCACTCCGAGAAGTCGAGGCGGGTCTCCACGAGCAGACGGGCATCGGGGGTCTTCTTCCTCGCCTCCTCCAACTTGCCGATGACGGTGGCGGCATAGCCTGCCACATGTTCGTCCATGGCGGCATCGTGAAGGTCCTCGAGTTCCGCTATCTCACGGTCCTCACCGTCGGTGGGCAGACCGAGGTAATGCTTCAGCGCACGGGCGCAGTAGGCATGGGCAAGGGTGCCCTCTCGGGCAAACACGCTACCCTTGTCCTCCTCATGCTCCTCCAGACGGGGCGAGGGGGTGCAGTGCAGCCACCGGTGGGCGCTGCTCGGACTGAGTAATGCGTGCTGTGCCATCAGAACGGGGGTTGTTCCATTACTTCATTGCCTACCACTCCCAGCAGGTCCACCTGCTCCACGAACGAGCGGCGGCTCTCCTCAGCGATGTCGGGAATCTTCTCTGCACCGAGCGACATCACGATGTTCTTCACCGCGGCAGTCACCTTCTTGTGCCACAACTTATAGCCGTCAGAGGTCTTGTCCTCCCAGCCCTCACCCTCTATGCGGTCGCGGGCACGGGTCACGGCAGCCCTCATGTCTGTCACGGTAGGCACGGGGGCGGCAGCCTCGGGCTGCGGTTCCTCCTTTGGCTTGGCTTCCTCCTGGGGGGCAGCGCCCTCGGCACCTTCAGCACCGCCGGCACCCTTCTCCGTAGGCTGCGGTTCCGCCGCAGCAGCACCTTCGCCACCTTCCTTCGGGGGCCATATCTGTTCCTTCTTGTTCATGGTCACGCCTTCCTCGGTGGCGATGGCCTTCACGATGCCGGCCTCCTTCGTCGCAGGCAGCAGGTTAAGCAGGCCGCTGTGGCCGAAAGCCTCGGCTGCCTTCCTGAAATTGTCGATGCAGGCGAGAAGGCTCTCGCTCGCGTCAAATCTGAATGTTACTTTGATTTCCATATCTAAAAATGTTTTAGGGTTATGTTTCATATAGTCTGGTTCCAGAACCTCAGAATCTCAAGGCCGGTGTAGAACTTGCTGAAAGTGGTCTTGTGCATGTTGCACCTGATGAGTCCGTCGGCGGTGTACCTGCGCAGCGTGTTGCGGTGGATGCCGAGCAAGGCGCAGGTCTCGGTGATGGTGTAGCGCCCGGCAGGCTGCACGTTTGGCTTGATTCCTGTCATGGTGCTATCCTCCTATCCATTCTGCCAGGCCGCAGACGAGCAGCAGCCCGATGATTACTACGTGCGTGAGGACTACCTCTCCATGGGTGACGTCCTCGCCACTGAGGTAAGAGAAGGTGGCGCTCCTCGCTACCCACCATCTTGCGGCAGCATTGGCCGTCCTCAAGTTGTTCATGTCTATCCTTGCCATAGTCATTCCTCTCATTACTCCATTACTGTTTCCTTATACTTCCTGGCTCCGTCGTAAAGGCCCGCGTTACGCAATACAGCCTCCACGCCCTGAGCGGTCATGCCCCGCCTGGCGGCAATGGCGGCGAGAATCCTCGTGGGGGGAACACCGTCACGCACGGCTTGGGGCGCAGTGTCCTCCCACTCCTTGCAGATGGCGGCATGCGTCTCCTTACGGATGCGCTCCACCTCGTTCATCATGGGTTTGTCGTTTTGTGTCATAATCTCTTGGTTTTATAAATAGTTTTCAATATATTTGCAAAAGATTTGAAAAGATGTTGCAAAGATATAGTAAATTACTTTATCTTGCAAATTTTTACTTGATTATATTAAGTAATTAACTTTATTTAAGGATTGAAATATAGTAAACTACTATTTAATGGAAAAAAGAAATGGAAATAACTAAAAGAAATAAAGTAATTAAAGCAATGGTTGAGCATGAAAAAATGACGGTTGCTCAATTTGCTGTATCAATTGGAAAGCCATCAGCTAATTTATATGATATTCAATCAGGAAAACTGAAAGGTGTAAGTAATAAACTTGCTGATGTTATCATCGCCAAGTATCCCCATTATAATAAATCATGGCTCCTCACTGGCGAGGGCGACATGCTGACGCAGGACGTGACCCCCGTCAAAGCGGCCGAACTCAGGGAATACGAAAGGACGAAAAGTGGCAACAGGTTCTACAGGAGCGCCGAAGGGCACATCGTCATGCAGGTGCCCATCGTGCCCATAGAGGCACTGGGTAGCCCCGACGACGAGTATGCCACCATCGTCAGCGACTACGAGAACGAGACGACACTCTTCGAGGTCGACGAGGTGCACCACGGCAAGTACCTCGCATTCCGCGTCAACGGCGACTCCATGGACGACGGCACACGCAACAGTTTCGAAAGGGGAGACATCGTGCTCGTGCGCGAACTCTCACGCGACAAGTGGCTCCCGCGGCTCCACTACCGCGACTGGCCCTACTGGGTCATCGTCTTCGGCAACAACGTCCGCATCAAGCAGATCATCGGCCAGGACGAGAACACGGGCACCATCACGCTCCATTCCCTCAACCCCTCACCCGAATACACCGACTTCACCCTCCACCTCGACCAGATCTCCCGCCTCTTCAACGTAGTAAAGAAAAAACCCCGCATCATCACCTACGGATGACACGGGCGCGTACATAATATAAAATCACATGACCGACATAGAGACAATTGTCGAGGAAATCATCAGAGAGGCAGCAGGGAAAAAAGATTCCTCCGTGGCCTGGAAGCCCGACGAAGGGGAGACAAAAGAACAGTGGGAGGAGATAAAAGAATCCCTCAAGGCATACGGAACGGTAATACAACTCTACGATGGCGAAGGCGGCATCAAGTTCACTGTCAGCGAGCAGGGAAGAGCGTTCCTCACAATGGGAGGATTCAAACAACTCCGCCATGATCAGGAACTGCGGGAAAAGGAGGTCGAGGCCACAGTCAGTGCTGCTGACTCCGCTAAGAAGTCAGCGGCCTATGCAGAGGAATCAAATCAAATCGCCAGAAAGGCAAACAGATTATCCTTAGCAGCGATAATACTTGCGGCGGCAGCACTGGCGGTGTCGATCATCTCGTTAGTAACAAAATCGCAGTGAGAACTAAAAGGCCGACAACAGACGCATACATGCAAGCCAGGAGAAACTTCAACTCTGCAATCTCATCTAACAGATTTTTGTATTGATGCTGATTCTCAAGCTCTGCAATCTTACCTGACAGGTCTTTGTAAAGATGCTGATTTTCATCCTTCAAATCGTTCACTTCGCTGCGCAGCCACGAGACCTTTCTGTTGACCTCCTGAATCCACGAGAGGTTCTCGCTGATACGCCGTTTCAATGACCATTTGAACATAGGCTTCTCTTCGGGAAAAATAATCTTTGGCATACCGCAAAGATACGAAAAAAAATGTGGTGAAAGGAAAGAAAAAGCAAATAAATGGAAAAGAAATATACCGACAGCCATCAAGTAAGTGACAACATAACACTTTTCAAGGAAGACTTCGGAGAGTTCTATGTGCCTGTTGTAAGCGATCTTCTGGCACATGTCGACATATGGCTGACCGATGCTCTCGGACAACCGCATTTCTCAAGCAAGCAGGTGATTATCCTTCAAAGTGATAAAGAGCCGATGTGTAGTGAGGGCGGAATATGTCACATAATAAATCTCACAACAAAGGTTAATTACTGGTGCCAATGGGTCTACCAGTTCGCCCATGAATACTGCCACCATCTTATCAACGGACCACTGACAGGAGAGGTCAACGGTCTAATATGGTTTGAGGAGACAATCTGCGAGTTGTCATCTATGTTTTGCCTGTCTCGGATGGTTTACTATTGCGCTCATCATACCAATCCATATCTGACGCGTTATCGCCCCTCGGTCCAGGGCTATCTGGATGCCCTTTTGAGAGAAGAAGAGGACGAGGCTCCTCTCCATCTTTACATAAATAGAAATCTCCATCTATTAGAGCAGCCTGTGTACCAACGGGAAATCTACAGACATATAGCACGCCAAGTATTACCTCTATATCTTGAATGCCCATCCCTCTGGCGGATGATTCCGCATTTCGGAAATATGCATGAACGGCAGAGTCTAACTCGTCTCTTTGATCATCTGAGAGAGGAAGCCGATACCACTTATGCTGATGCGCTCCAAGAACTGAGGATAATGCTGATTGGCTCATAG